TGAAGAAGATTACGGTACTGAGGGTTTTCACACAAACAAAGGTTTGAAACTCTCAGCAAAGGACGTAGCTCTGCGGATTACCAAAAAAGAAGAAACACTAAAGTCTGAACAGTGGATCAAATCAAAAGTTCAGGCTGGTCCTGCCGATAATCAAATTCGCAACGTCAACGAATCAGATGTAGATACCATTGAGTCTAAAATGGCAGATTTGGGTATTTATTGGACGAACTCCGATAAATCGCCGGGTTCAAGAGTTATTGGTTTGCAGCTGTTGCGAGACCGCTTGCAGGCTTCTGTTTTGGGTGAAGGTCCGGGTATTTATTTCATGCGAAATTGTTTACAGTGCATTGAACTTTTACCACCTTTACCTAGAGATCCAGAAAAAAAGGACGATGTTGACTGTTGGGTGCAAGACACCTTAATTTCTACACCTAAAGGTGAAGTTCCTATCCAAAGGATTGAGGTCGGGGATTACGTTGATACACCTATTGGCCCAAGAAGAGTAACCAAAAGTTATATTTCCGGTAAAAAGTCAAACGGTCGTTATTCGCACGAACAACGGTTCAATCTCAGAAGGCACAAAAGATCACAAACTTTTCGCTGAAGGGTATGGACTTCTGCCTCTGTGTGAGTTAAAACCCTCTTTTCTTCTGTCTGGGAAAAGGGAAACATGCCAAAATATCTTGAGTACGATGGAGTCTTCTACACTTGCTGGGACGGGCGGGATTACTACTCTCCGAACGGCACAATTCTTAGTCACGGGGGAACTAGCCTGCATCGGCAAGTTTGGATTGATAACAACGGACCAATACCTGAAGGATATCATATCCACCACGTTGACCACAATACAGACAACAATTGCATTGAAAACTTACAAATGGTCAATGCTTCGGATCACGCTAGATACCATTTGGTTGAACGTCATAAATCTGGTGAACTTGCGAAGTCTCGCAATGTTTGGATTGAAAACGGGGGACGGGAAACACTTCGCGAAAATGCTGAGAAGATGCGTGAAAACACACCCTACCGTGAATTTACGTGCTTTGATTGTGCTTGCGAAGTTAGAACAAAACACCCGTCTCAAAAACGATGCGAAGAATGCGCAGAGAAAAGAAATGCAAAAGGCTACAAGTCAAAAGCTTGCCCTGTTTGCGGAAAAGAGTTCTTGTACAAAACACACTCAACAAAACAAGTCAAGTCTTGTAGTGCAAAGTGTGGATGGGTTTTGCGAAAACAAGCTAGTCTACAACTTGACGGTTGAGCAAGCAGGTTTGTATTATGCAAATGGCATGTTGTCTTCAAATACAGAGGCCGAGGATCACCTTTACGATGCTGTTAGATACCGTGTTTTACGCGGATCAAACAAGTGGGCAATTAAAATCAAAACAAATTGGATTAGGTAATTATGAGTGGTGTTTCAACAGAACGTGCAGAGTTGATTGCAATAAAAAAACTTTATTGTGTAATTGAAGATTCCCTTAACGGGGAAAACGCTGTCAAAAAAGCGACATACAAATATTTACCCAAGCCGAACGATATTAGTTCGACCGAATCGGCTGCAGCCAAGCGATACGAAGCTTACATAACAAGAGCTGTGTATTACAATGTTATTAGGCCAACAACAGATGCCTTAATAGGGCAGTTGTTTTTGCGAAAGCCGAAAACAAAACTGCCAGACAAAATGAAGGTGATGGAGAAGGATGTAAACGGGGAAGGTTTGAGTATTGAACAACTAATTCGATTGGCTGCTAACCATGTTCTACCTTATGGTAGATGTGGTTTTCTGGCTGACTTCCCACGTACAAACGGTCAAGTTACACAGAACGATGTGGATAAAGGGGTTAGACCTTTCATTAAATTTTACTCCCCATGGGCTATAATTAACTGGAGAATAGAAAAGCGCGACGGTTCTCAAAAACTAACGCTGCTGGTACTTAAAGAGGTTTACGAGAAAAACCAGTACCTGCTGACAGTTTTGGTATAGATCTTGAATTTCGATACCGGGTTTACCGGTTGTCACAGAATAATGAAGTCACACTAGAAGTGTGGGAAGACGAAGCGGTTACAGAACCTACCTCTTTAATCAAAGATACGAATAACAAACCTCTAAGCGAAATACCGTTTTCTTTCGTTGGTTCAGAGAACAACGACGCAGAAATTGACCAACCGCCAATGTATGGATTGGCAACATTGAACATAGCACACTACCGTAATTCGGCGGATTATGAGGAAAGTGTGTTTATGTTGGGTCAACCAACACCTGTTTTTACTGGCTTAACCCGTGATTGGGTTGACAACTATTTTGAAAAGGGAATACCTTTGGGTTCAAGGGAATGTATTCCTTTGCCTGAAGGTGCAACAGCTTCTTTATTGCAACCTGAACCAAACAGTATGGCGTTTGAGGCAATGACGCACAAGGAGCAGCAAATGATCGCTATTGGGGCGAAACTGATAAACCCAAATCAAAAAGTTGAACGCAAAGAAGCAGAGATACAAATTGATGCAGGTAGTCAACGGTCTGTCCTGACTACAATCAAAGAAAATTTAGAAAAAGCGTTTCTTGAAGTTCTTGGTTACGCTGGTCAATTTGTCGGAGAAAAAGACGGAATCGAAATTGAACTAAATGATAATTTCGATTTAACCTCTTTATCAGCAGAAGAACTTCGTTGGTTGCTGGAACTGTATGTTAAAAAAGCTATCGATTTCGACGAACTCCACACAAATCTGAGAAGAAGTGGAATTGTCAAAAAACCAGCAGAAGAGGTAAAAGCTGGCATTATTGCAGACTTACCTTTCTTTGAACAAGTAAACCCAGAACCAAAACCCGAACCAAAACCCGAACCAAAACCAAAACCCAGAACCCAAACCCTAGAGTAAAGAAGACTCCCCAATGGCTTTAAAGTTAAAACTAACAACTGCTGAATTTACAGCTTTGAGTGATACTCTGAAAACAGAGTATAAGTTACAAACAGATGGCACGTACACTCTTGATCTGGGTGATAAGGTTTTCACTACAGATAAAGACCCTGCTGCGTTGATGGCCGCCTTGGAGCATGAAAGAGCGGAAACTGCCAAAGTGAAGGCTATTGCCGACGCTTTGGAAAAAAAAGCTTCCGACGCTGCCGCGTCCGGTATCACAGATGTTGCCGAGTTACGAACGCATTTCGAGAACCAACTAAACAACCTTAAAAAAGAACAAGCCGAGGAGAAGAAATCTGCCTTGGAGGCAACAAAAGCGCAAAACCTGAAGGCTGCCCAACAGCAGGTAACAGAACAAGCTTTGAAAATTTCCACACAATTGTTCGGGACAAACGCTCTTTTGATGTTACCTCATGTTCAACAGAGAATGCAGGCAACTGTTGATTCGTCAGGTGTCGCCCGCGTAGAATTGCTTGACGCGGCCACTGGCGGACCTTCGATCGACCAGAATTTGGATAATTTTAGAAATTCTCTGTCGACAAACGAAACCTTTAAAGGTATGGTCGTTTTAAGCAACGCATCGGGTGGTAGTGCCAACGATAGCAAATCAAGTTCGGCCACTACCACTAAAGAAGACGGTTCCCCAAAGAAGTATAAAGACTTCAAATCAGGGGAACTAGTTTTACTGAAGCGGAATCAGCCGGACGTTTTTGAAGCATTACTTGCAAAAAGAAACGAAAGTTAATTCCGATGGCTACAGTAAAACTAGGTGACATCATCGATGTGGAAATTTATCAGGGAATTGAGCCTGAAAATAACCCCGAATTGTCAGCGTTCTTTCAATCTGGTGTGGTAGTCAGTTCACCGAAAATGGATGAATTGGCTAACCTCGAAGCGGAGTTGGTCAATATGCCATTTTGGCGAGACCTTGACCCAGAGGACGAACCCAACTATTCTTCAGACGCTGACACGTCCTCTACGCCAAATAAAATTATTCAGGGAAAAATGGCAGCAAAACGCTGTTCCTTGAATAATTCTTGGTCTGCCCGCGATCTGACGAACGAAATGACCATGGGCATGGAAGCCATGGAGCGAATCAAATCGCGAACCTCTCGTTATTGGGTTTGGCAGTGGCAACGACGTGTTATCGCTGCAACTCTGGGTGTTTATCGTAACAACAGAGTTGCTTCAAACGCAGGTGTTGATGCGGGCTTCGGTGTCACCGACGACATGACTGTGGACATTTCTTTGGACAATGGAGTTGGCCTAGAAGCGAATTTCTTTGATCGAGAAGCTTTCACAGCCGCTCGATTTACGCTAGGTGACCATTTTGACAGCCTGTCTGCAATTTTGTGTCATTCGACCATCTACCAAAGAATGGTCGATCAAGACGACATTGATTACATCGCCGATTCCCAACAGAGTGGTAGAATTTCGTTGTATCAAGGCCATCGTGTGATTGTGGACGATGCTGCACCAGCGTTTGCAACCACCAGTGGTGGTGGTATTCGTTACATTACCACGCTCTATGGTGCGGCAGCTTTCGGTTATGGTGAAGGTACACCCAGTACCCCTGTTGAAATTGATCGCAATCCTGCAATTGGTGATGGTGCGGGCGAAGAAGTTTTGTATGAACGCAAAACTTGGTTGTTGCACCCATATGGTCATACGAACCTAGACGCGGCCAACAGCGCAGCGTCTGGACAGTGGCAAAATCTTGCGGATCTTGGAAACGCGGCTAACTGGAAGCGCAATCATTTCCGAAAGAATGTCCCAATGGCATTCCTTGTATCGAATGGTTAATTTTTTCACAACTTAACCCGGCTCTACCGGGTTTCGTTGTTTCTTCCAATAGGTGGCGACATGAAAAAGTATCAAATTCAGCAGTACTTAACTGCTGACTTAACGGCTGAAAGAAAACTCATTGCGGAAACGGAAGGAATCTTCGAGCCGGAAGATATTAACGCTTGGTATTTTCAAGCAATCACAGGTTTTGTTTTACCTGAAGATTCAACCTTCACAATTGTGACAGAAGATCACGCTTGGTTTATGGCTCCTGCCTCCGTAACCGTAACAAACACAAACACGGATAAGGAAGTTAAACTTCTTTCTCCAGAGGAAACAATTCAGCGAAACAAAAAACTTGTGTTGGAGCGAAGACTGGCTCAAATTAAATTGAACGAAGAAATCGAACAGTTAAAGCTCGGCACATAATTTTCACGACAACGTAGTTCGTTTTTACGGACTGCGTTTTTTTAAGGTTTTATTGTGCCTACACTTATTGTTGAAGACGGTTCTGGTGTAGCTGACGCAAACACCTATGTAGATGAAGCCTTTCTGGTTTCATACGCTGACGATAGGGGTTTGACTATTTCGCCCACAGGGTCTGTTCGACAACAACAACTCTTAAAGGCTATGGACTATCTTGAAAGTCAAACGGGTAGGTTTCAAGGTTCTAAAACTTTGTCAACTTACTCTCTACCTTGGCCGAGAAAAGAAGTTTATATCCATGGTGTGCTGATCGACAAACATACAATACCTATTCAATTGAAAAACGCACAATCCCAGATAGTTGTTGAGTTACAAGCAGGTACAAGACTCTACCCAATTCCGCGAACTTCTTCAGTTGAGGGTTTTGTGACCCAGAAGACAATTGGTCCGCTGACAAAAAAATACGCACAAGATGGTTTGGGTACGATTGCTTCCCAGTTACCGATCCGGATTGCTACAGTTGAGTTGTTTTTAAAACAACTTATCGGCAACTCTAACTCTTCTTTGAACACATACAGAGCTTGATATGTCACAAGATCAAGAATGGTTAGAGCTTGTTATCGAGCTTTTTAACGAGACTATCGAAGAAACAAACGCAGTGTGGGTATCTCACACAGATGGTTCGGTCGCTGACTCAAACAAACCCTTTTTAATTGGTGCTCCAACTAAGGTTGAAACACCGGTTAAGATTTTGTTTCTTCCAGACCAGTTGGAAGACCGTCAAATACAAACTTACTTCAAAGACACAACAATGGGAGAAGGTCAAGTCAATGGTATTATGTACAAATACCCAGAATTTGAACCAAAACTAAAAGACACTATTGAAAGAGACGGGGTTACGATGGGGGTTGTTGCGATAGATGAATTGAGACCCATTAACAACAGTTTGTTATACTTCATTGAGTTTGCGGCCTAATGATATCGTCAATTGAAGCAAAGCATGAACTCCAACAATTTTTCCACGACGGGTGGAAAGAGGGGTTGTTAAACGGTCCCAAAAACTTGAATTTGACACCATTGGGGTTTTCTTACAATATTTGCGTTTTCTTTCAAACGTTGAACTTCTAAAGAAAATGCCAAACAATGAACATTTCGTGAGGTTCACTGTTTCGAATATAGAAACCTCACAGAGAACAATGCCGGGTGGCAGAGCTAATGGATCTAGCACAAAATATCTAACGCCCGGCGTTGGTTTTGTTGAGTTGTTTTTTTCTAAAAATAACTATCAAACAACAGAGGACGATTATTTGTCATTGGTGGCCGAAAGAATCTTTTTAGGTCAACGGTCAGAAAATGTTATCTTTCGTAAAACAACACTCTTGAGTTTACCCGAAACAGAAAAGCATTTTCGTTCAACTGTATCTTTTCAATACGAATTTGAAACACACATTTAAGAAAGATTTGAGTAATGATTAGCATTGATAGTAATACAGTTGGTTTGAGCTACGCTGAAGAACTCAGCATTGGTGTTCTTCCCGGCACCTCACAACAAGACGGGGTTTGGTATCCGCTAGAACCCAACGAATACGACGACTTTGGGGCTGAGGTTAGCACCGTGGCTCGAAATCCGATTAACCCCTCACGGCAGCGCCGGAAGGGTGTCGTGACTGATCTGGAAGCGTCAGGGGGCTTCCAGCAAGATTTGACTAATTCGAATCTTACCCGTCTCATGCAAGGCTTCTTTTTTGCTGACGCTTACGAACGAGTACGAACAAAACCATTGAACAGCAAAACAGCAAACACAACAGTTGTTGCTACTTTTGTTGCCACTGGCTCAAAGATCAATGTCGACGATGGTGCGAAGTTCAAAGTTGGTATGATTTTGAAATCTACTGGTTTTGTTAACACCACAAACAATCAAAACGAAATGGTGGTTTCTTCGATTACAACAAATGAGTTGACTGTTACGGGTACGTTGGTTGACGAAACCTATAGTGTGGGAACACTTGAAGTTGTTGGTTTTCAATACGGTTCTGCTGATTTGAAAGTTGCCTATGCTTTCAATGTTTTGAAACTTACATCAGTTGTTGGTTTTGCCACTCATCTTTACAAAGTAGGTGAATGGATTTTCATTGGTGGTGACTTGGCTGCAAATAAGTTCGAAGAAGGTGGATCAGGACAAAACAAACCCGGTTACGCCAGAGTTGAGAAAGTTGAAGCCAACGCATTAACTTTGAAAGAGCCAACTTTTACCCCTTTAACTGACGCGGGAACGGGTAAAACCGTTCGTGTTTATACAGGTGCCTACATTCGAAACGAGGATACCACCTCGTTGATTAAAAAAGATCCTACCAGATCGAACGCACTTTGGGTTCGGATAACGATGGCGTCCAATCTGAAGTTCTGGTAGGATCTGTTCCTAACGAGTTGTCAATCAACTTTACCAGTGGTGACAAACTAGAAACAAGTCTCAGTTTTGTTGCAATAAACAACGAGCTTCGATCTGGTTCAACCGGGTTGAAACCCGGAGATAGAACAAATGTTATCAGTGAAGACGAAGCTTACAACAGCGCTGTTGATGTTTACCGGCTTCGTCTTTTTGTTTACGGTGCGAACCCCACACCAGCTTCTTTGTTTGCTTACGTTACAGATGCTTCCATTAGTATCAGTAATGGTGCTGCTGGCAGAAAAGCTATTGGTACTTTAGGTAGTATTGATATTTCTGTCGGGGACTTTGAAGTCGGCGGCGAACTGGAAGTTTACTTTGCTGATATTGACGCCGTTAACGCTGTTAAAAACAACGCTGATGTTGGCTTCAACACGATCATTGCTTCCAAAAACAATGGTATTGTTTACGATATTCCCCTCTTGTCTTTGGGCGGCGGTCGCGTTTCCGTCGAAAAAGATGAACCTATTATGTTGCCATTACAAACAATGGCTGCAAGAAATCAGAACGGTTATACAATGTCTGCAACGTACTTCTCGTACTTGCCAAATGTTGCTATGCCTACGGAGTAATACTTATGTCACTGAAAAAGAAATTTGGAACCGACAAAGAAGCTATCGAAAATGGTAGCTGGATTGAGATTTGTGAAAATTCAGACGGTTCTGTCTGCCGCATTCGCATCAAGCGAATGAACCAGCAGAACGTTAGGTTCCATAAAGAAATCGCCAATCACAGGAACGCTTTCACCAGCAACCATGATAGCGCAAAAAAGATCTCGCAAATGCAAGCTTCAATGATTGAAGTTTTAATTTCAACAGTCATTGTTGGTTGGGAAAACGTTGAACGTTGGGAAACCGTTGAAGAAGGCGTAGAGGGTTTCCCACAGAGTAAATTCTTGGAGTACAACGCGAAGAATGTTCGCGCTGCTTTGGTTGAATTCCCGGATCTTTTGGACTTGATCACAGCACAAGCTACAGATATCACTACTTTTCAAGAGAAGGTAAAGGAAGAAGAAGTAAAAAACTAACAAAGTTCTTCGAATACTCGTTAACTTTTAAACCCGGTGTTGCGGAAAAATCAAAGATCAAGCAATGCGGTCGGGTAATCCTATACCTGACCGCATTTTAAACGCGCCACGGTTAACGCAATGTTTGGAGTTCTTTTATGATTCGTTTTGGGTATTGAATTCCTGTAGATCTATGGGGATGACATTAGGGCCAATACCCGTAACTGCAATCATACAATACGGGAAAATGTATGATTGCGAAGGACAGTTGTTAGATGATTTGGTGGATTACGTTTTGTTGTTGGATCAAATATTTTTGCAACGTATGAACGCAAACGCGAAGAAAAAGAAATGACTTTCAGTTTACTGAGCGGAGAAATAGCCAAACTTCGCGTTAGAATAGAAAAAGAGGTAGCTATGGCCACCAACGAAGTGGCTATGGTTATCATGAAAACAGCAGCCGTAAACACGCAAGTTGATACATCACAAGCTTTGTCAAACTGGCAAGTCAGTTTGAATGTTGGCTTGAAGACGTTTATTGGTCCGCGTGTTCCGGGTTTCGGTGGATCTACGAAATTTGCTTCTTATTCATCTGCTGTTAGTGCTGCGCAAAGAAAACTTGTTAAGAGGCGTGTTGGAACTGCGATACATATAGTTAACAATGCACCCTATATTGATAAGTTAAATTATGGTTCTTTTACCCGTTTACCGGCAGGTTTTGTAGAAAAGGCTTTATTAGCAGGGCAAAATCAAATTCTCAAGACCAAACTAAAATTAACATAAACGGGTAAAATCATGAGTTTTGATATCGTCGTAAGAGACAACATTGCAAGTAGTATTGTAAAAAAGCTTAGAGACATTCAGCGATATTCTCGATCTGCTTCGGGATCGCTAGAACGTATGAATAGAGCCATTTCTTCCACTGGTCGCAACAGTGGTTTGGTTGTAACCAACAGATCTTTTACAACCTTGGCTTCAAACATTGCCCGCACAAATACACAACTGGGTTTGTTGAATACTGGCTTTACCAGAGCTACTACCAGCGCCCGACGCCTGTTATCTGGCTTTTTGTTATTGCAGGGAGCCAGTTCTTTTATTGGTAAGTTAGATGACTTCCAAAACATAGAGAACCGGCTAAAAAGGTGTTTCGAAAGTTCTTGATTCCACAGGAATCGAGAACGCGATAAAATCACAAGAAAGGCTGAACGAAGTTACAAGACAAGTCTTTGATGTTGCTCAAAGAGCACGGATTCCTGTAGCAGACTTAGCCAAAACATATAGACGATTGGATCTAGCTTTAGAGAATGTAGGTGCCAGTCAAACCGAATCTATCCGTGTAACTGAGACTGTGTCCAAGCTTCTTTCTTTGTCTGGTGCAAACGCAGGTGAAGCGGCAGCCTCGCTGTTGCAGTTAAGCCAAGCTTTCAACAAAGGGAAGCTTGACGGCGACGAATTTCGATCAGTTGCCGAATTGATGCCTCGCGCCATTTCTGCCATTGTGAAAGTTTTAAAAGAAGATTTGGGTGATGCTTTCAGCAACATTTACGACGCTTCTGAAGACGGGTTGATTACAATTGAGGTTATGCGAAAAGCATTTGCTAATTTAGCAGCAGACGTTGACTCAGATTTCAGCAAACTTCCCGTGACAATTGGTCAAGCGTTCACACAACTAGCAAACGAACTCACAAAAGCTTTTGGTCAATCGAGCGAAGGTAAAATTTTCATTGATGCTCTAATTACAAGTTTAGGGTATTTGAAAGACAACTTATCTGAAGCTCTTGCTTTAGTCAAAGCTTTTATTGCAGTTTTTGTTGTAACTAAAGCTGTAGCAGGTATCGCTCTTTTAGCTGATGGTGTAGGTAGCGTTTCAAAGTACCTAATAGCAAGCACTGTTGCAGCGGGTAGATTCATAATTGCTTTGAGAAGCCTGACTATTGCGGGAGGTATAGCAACCATCGCTATGGTTGCGTTAAGTGGTGGCTTGAATTTGATTGGTATTGGGATTGCTGCGTTTGCTGCTCTTGTAGTTGCAGCCGCTGGTTATTTTACCTTCTGGTCAGATGAAATCAAAGTAACAACTGA